CCTTGAGTTGCATATTTGAGATTATTTGAAATAAATGTGCCTAAACTAGTCGGGCCGCCTAGATTAATATCTGTGATATGTCCAGTACATTGTGTTGCACTCTTACTGTCTTGTACCCAAGATAGTTTTAAATCGCTAAGGGAAGGTCTTTCATATTGGTCAAAATAGAAAGATCGCAATGCTGGGTTAGCAATTACTGGTTCTAAATAAAATTTAATAGCAGAAAATACTTCGTTCCTATTGCCAGTTGTAAATGAAAATTCAAAACTTTTTTCTTGAGTATTTTTATATAATATACCATCAGTGGCAAAAATATTAGTTTTACTGTATTTTCCACTGACGTCACTAAGTTCAAAATATTTGCTTAATCCGCTGTTGACCCTGGCTACACTTTTTACTTTTAAAATGTTACTGCCTAAGGTTAATGGAGCCACGTTATAATCTTCAGCGGTAACCATACGGTTCTGTGTATAGTATACCTGTGGTGCTTTATTTTGTATGCTGGCGTTTGTTTCTGGGCCTGCGCTATTACTCACAGTGTATTGCAATCCCATTGTCAATGTTAATGTATGCCCTTGCCCTGATTTATTAAGGTATGGTATTTCAACTACAATTCCACTCATCTGCTCTGGTTTAATTGTATAGGTCAAGCCGTTACTCTGTCTGTAAAATAGATTAAATTGCCCTTGTGGAAGATTACCGAAGCTACCGTCTGCAAAATTTAAATCAATCTGATCTTGGTCTCGTGAAGTAACGCTATAGATATTTCTTTCACTGTTAGATAGGCTATTATAGATAATATTATTACCAGTTATTGCAGGGACCTTGGTCCATAACGTAGAATATCTGTTGTTGTTGTCTAAATTCCAAAGCCATACGTCTGTATCATTAATGTTGTTAACATTAACTCCGACAATTTCATTAGAGACTGGGGTGGTAATATTAAAATTAGATACTGCTAATTTACCTTGTTTAAAGTGTACAAAAAATCCTGTATTATTACTACTTGCACCCTGATTGTCATTTTTATAGATTAAACTAAAAGAGTTAGCCGGTTTAGGTGCTTCTTCATATACAGAAGTAGTTCCGGACATGGTTGCAGGAACTATTTCAAAATTCATTGCTGTACCATTAACTGTTTTTAAAAAACTGTATATAGGTACGTCTATGTTAGTACTGTTTATTCTATACTGCTCTGTTAGTATGCCGTCGATGGTTTTTCTATCGTAAGGTTTTCCAAAAATAAAACTGCCGCTCATAGCAGAATTCATTATAGAAATAAACTGTTCATACCAATTGGTACTTGTGGGATCATTCCAGACAATGGTAGTATTTGCCACGTTTGTTCCATTGGAATCAATTACAGAATCAGTTGTGGAAACCGCAGTGATTTTTAAAAATCCGCTAGCGGGAACGTTTCTAGTAGGTGCATAACTGATTAGTTGTGCTAAACGTAGGATGCTGTCTCGACGTTGGGCTGTTTCTAAAAAATTTTCACGGGCGTTTAAGTCAACACGGAAACTTAAATTTTGCCCTAGGTATGCAATTAGATCAACTAGAGCAATGTATTCGCTACTATCAATAAAATCATTAAAATCTTCAGGGTAATTTTGCTGAAGATACTGGATCATAGTGCGTCTTAGGGTTTCAAAATCGTAACTTTGAAACTCAGCATTGCGATAAGATTGGTATATTTTTTTCCAATCTTCGGACACTAGCAATTTATTATTAGTTGATGGGATCATATTTTTATTAACTTGTACCGTATTTATTGCCAGAATTATCTGGCTACATTATTGTGTTACTATACCTAATTTCTGATCAAAGGTCAGTTTCAATACAGACGACTGATCATCATTTACCAAACTTAAGGTTATTTCTAAAATAAATCCCATAGGATATTCTGTAATATCAATTTGAGATGCCGAAACTCTAGGGTCAGCTGTGCAGATAGTAGTGATGTCATCTTTAAGTGCATCTCGAGTTTGCTCAGTTAACGGTTCCATTAACAAATCCCATACAATACTACCAAAATTAGGATTCATAACCCTACTACCTTTTTTAGTATTAAAGTGATTAATGATATCTTGTTTGACTAGATCCATGTCATAAAGTCTAGATCCAGGATTCGCAGACAGTGAGCTAAATCCTTTGTAGAAATGACGTAGCTTTGCCGGCTGTTCGTTTATAGCATTGGCATTGGTTAGTTCGATAGTTTTAAATGGCATATGGTATTTATTACCCTGTTGATCCCGGTCTATTTGCAGAAACTACAGTTTCATCTGATCCTAAAGTAACATCAGTAGCGGGCTTGCTAAATTTTTCACTATTAATATTTTCGTGTTGTACCCAAGGTTCATGCATAGGTACACGTTGCATAATACTGGTGATCGGAGCACCTTTAAAGAAATTACCATCACTCCATCCAACATTTTTATCAGTACTGGGTAACGAATAAGTTATCATTTTTCCAGGAGTAGCAGGATCAGTAGCAGGACTTGCTGTGCCTGCCGACGGGCCATTCATGTGAATTTTAGCCGCTGTTTCAAAATGCATGGCGCCACTAGAAATATTGGTATCTCCAGATGCTGTAAAAAAGTTAGTACTTCCTGAAATATTAAAATTGCCTGTAGCTGATTGATATACAGTGTCGCCTTTTAGATGTACTGCCGAATCACCAGATAATTTTAATTCTAAATCAGATTTTATATTGGCAGATTCTGCAAAATGTAATCTTCCTGCCCTGTCTGCCCGCAGATTAAAATCACCTGCAGATTCGAGATTGATATTTTTACCTGCTTTGATGTTAACATTTCTTCCTGCTTCAACGTTAAAATCTCTATCAGCACGGAAGTTAAAATCAGCTTCGGTATGTATGCTGACAGAATCTTCACAATAGATATCCATTTTTCCATCGCTGGTCAATTCAATCCAGCTTGTACCTCTGGCGTTCCCTATGTAGATTAAATCTTGACTATTGTGTAAAAGTATTTGGTGCCCTGTTCGAGTCCTAATGCGCACTAGTTCATTTTGTCCTTTGGCATCTCCGTCGTCCATAACAAAACTACTACCACCTAGCCGCGATACAGGAGACTGTACACCTGCACCGTAACCTATTTTACCTTTTTTGGCATTGGTGTCAGTTTTTAACGGGCCAGGTGTGCTAATACCGAATACCCTACTAGGTACTTCTCGTCTAGCACTACTCGAAGTAACTCCCCTTGTGGTGTCTAGTAATAATCCCTGAGACAATAATCTGTCAGCAAAAGGATGTATAGCTTTTTGTATTTTATCTATGTTAGGACCCGAATTGAGAGTTTGGCTTTTCTTGTGTACCTCTGCCACGGGCAATAAAGAAGTTCCATACTTACGTTGTTGTTCGGCAGTTAGTGCAGATTGCAGTGAGGCCGCAATACCAGGAACCATTTGATTTTGAAATCTATCTTGAATGCATCCAAACCAAAATCCTTGGTTAGGGTCACCATCAACAAAAATAACCAAAACCTGTGTACCTACATCAGGAGGGACCATCCACATGCCGTAGGATTTTTGTACGTCGTCAAAATTACCGCTGTTGTTGCCTTCGTGCCTTGCAGATGTTACTCCGTAAAATGGACTTAGATATTGCACAGGATAAACTGCATTTTGACTACCAACTAGTCCAGGTATACCTTTCCTAATGGCCACTTCAACTCCGCCCATATAGGTTTTATCTAAGTGATTGGTTATTTCTCCTATATAGGGGCCAGGGCTAGGTAGCTTGGCACGGGTTCTTGTATCTTGCGTTCCGCTCATTGTGTTTTTCCTGAATTAAAAGTAATTAAATTGCGTACATCAATCGGAGAAGAAACGCTACTGGTGACTGGGAATAGCGATTGCAGTAAGGGCACCGAAGAAGCAGGGGGGGCCGGAGGAGCCAGGATTACCGACGGAGGTAAATTTGTTTGCCTGGAAGTAATCACAGGAGTATTAATTGGTGCTGTAGTCACTACTGCTGGGTCAAAGCCAAAAACACGCACGGCATCAAAACTGCCTTCACTAGTTTGGACTTCTTGTTCCACTGCCGCATCAGCTGGTGCTACCTCTGCAGGCGGTGCTGTCCTAACGGGCTGGGTCGGAGGAACATTAGGTAACTTATCGGGGAGAAGACTAATACCTTGTGCTTCTGCCGCGGCCACATCAACTCCCTCGGGGATTCTTCTGGCCAAAGCCAACATGGTAACAATTTGCGTAGGCGACAGTCCGCTAATTTGATTTGGACCTAATCCTAGTTTTTCAGCGCCGCTGAATATTGTTTGATTTATTCCCTGTACCGAAGCATTAATTTTTTGCGCAACTTTTGTTATTGGAGAAAGTGCGGCCTTAACAGCCAGGTCAGCTTTTTGTGCCGCGGCTTGTAAGGCGGCGCCTGCTTCTGATGCTAGCCTGGCAGGTGTATTTAATATACTAGTAATGTCTTTGTTGATACCATTAATAAAATTAAGAAGCGGCATTTGTCGGCTAGGATTAAATCTTCTAGTATCTTTTACTACTTGATCATTTGGGTTTGGCCTAGTTTTCATTACATCTAAGTCGTCTTTAACATCAACGTTGATATCCCCTTCTATGTTTGGCATCCTCATTACTTCAATTGTTTGTTTGAATGCGCCTTCTTTAAAATGAGACTTAATTTTTTTAATCATGTAGACCCCAGAAAATGACATCTTTTCAAAATCAAAGTTCATCATTCCGCTGTCTTTTCCTGAAGTTAGTATATCAATTGGATTTCTAAAATTTAAGTTTATAAGAACCAATCCTCTGCTTAGGTCTGTTTCATTATCCTCTGTTATCCCCGGTCTTAATATTTTAGGAACATAATTTCCGAGCCCGCCGGTGGCAAGAAAAAACGGGTCTCCAATAATTTCTAATTCACCTATAAGTGCGGCATATTGAGTACTTTTTTGTAGACTTGTAAACAAATCTTTAGCCAAGATAGAATACGGGTCCGTTTGCGGGGGTCCCGCATTTCCTCCGCTAGATTGGGTTTGATTGGCCTCGTTAGTTGGCATACTCACCGGGGTAGACAATATTCTTTTGTCAAGAACTTCTAACCTTGAAGGTTGCTTTTCAACCTGGACAGTGCCGGCAGGGGCCGCGCCGTCTTTGCTAGGAACTGCATCACTATTACCGTTGGCGGGCGGAGTACTTTGAAAAAACAGGCTGTTAAAGTTTAACCTAAAAGATAAAACATCTGTATTTTTACCTGTATAGGTATAATTGTATTTCCTGTGTATCAGTGGGTTAAGGTCTTCTTGAGACGCACCTATTGCCTCATATCCCGGAATCATTGTGAAATGTATTTTATAAGGAGTCACTACATAAGTTATCTTTTTAAATTGATTCCTAGTCACAGGGTCTACATCTAGATTGTCAACTTCTATACTAACTCTAAAAAAGTCTATCATTCCGTTATTATCTATAGTTCCTTCTTTTCCTATAGTTTTTAAAATATTTTTAAGATATTCGCTATCGCGAATAATTGCTGATATAATTTCAGAAATGTTTGCACCATCGGCAAACATTGCTAGAGTTTTTCCCGGTTCATATCTCACCGAATCTTGATTTGTGCCAGGATTATAGGGATTAGGTCGAGTCGGATCACTTGGATCTGCAAATGCATAAACTCTGTTATCTCTTAATAATTCTGCAATTTTTGCTTGGCCTATTTTGTTTGTTTTTTTCCTGTCGGGATCTCGATTCCCATCTTTGTCAATTTCTGGAAAAATTATATCGTATACATCATGGTCGGTTGCGTTGGCCGCAGGCTTACTGGCCTTATCATCAGCAGTTATTTGCTCATTTTTTTTCTTTATGAAATCTTTTAATATTTCTGAAACTGTACTACCCGACATCTGAACCGGGCGAGTTAGTCGATTAGGTGCACCAAATGCTAGATCATTAAACGGCATACCTTTTATACGATATCGTGTGCCGTTTTCGGTTAGGTCTACATCCATGCCATTAATTGTAAAAGGAAAATATCTAGTCGATCCGGGAACCTCGATTGATTCGGATTCATTTTGATCAGGATATCCTATAAATTGCATCTTTAATAAAAACACAGCCCCTTGATATCCATTATAACCGGTAGCAATAGCCGTAGCATGTAGTGCATCAATAAATCCGGTAGTGCTTAGTGGTTCAAAAATTTCAAAAGATAATGCTGTGCTAAATGAGTTTCCCGCTGATGGTTTCAATGCGGTTATTTCAACATTCTCGATAAACATGTCAAAACGTCCTGCACTACGTTTATTAAACTCTGAAATTGTGACAACATCATTTATTTTACTAAAATTAACAATGCCGCCTGCTGGGTTACGAATAGGATTAGTTAGTTGTTTACCCGAAGTTAACGATCTACCATTTCCATCTACTTTAACTGCTCCGTAAGTGGCCGCCGCATTTAACCCTGCAGTTCCTTTGCCACCTGATTTTAAAATAACAAAGTCTAATTTAGCATCTCTGTATTTGGTAGGGTCATTGGCGATTTCTCTTGGCAATCCTGCCAGTGTAAAATTGTAAGTATATGATCTAAAATAGTTTAATACATTTGCATTGGGGTCTACATAGGGGCGTTTTCCTCTAATTACCACTGGTTCAAGACCGTCAGCTACTGCCTTTGTTCCGTCTGGCAAAGTTATATTAATTTTGGCAGGAGTTTTTGTTACAATCTCAGTTCCCATATTAAATTCCTAGAGAAGATTGTATGTTGGTTAATTTAGGCAAATAAATCCTAACGCCTGCTACAAGATCAAACACAGGATCTTTTAACACATTCCGATTCCTTGCGGCAAACACCCACCACAACCCCACATCTCGATAAAGATCGTAGGCTAACATATCGGGCCTATATTCATAATCTTTAGGAACCACAAACTCAATGTCGTCAACTTCCGCTATGATATCACGCGGTTTGATAACATCTAAATACCCATTGGTATTAGGTGTAGTATAGTAAGGGCTGGTTTTTTGATATAGAGACATGATTAAATGTATACTGAATTGTATTTGGCAAGCCAATTTTTAACTGAAAATTGTTGCATTTCGTTTCTACTGTACACAGGCAAACAAACAATGTTGATGCTAGACACTATAGGAACCGAAGCTTGGCCGTAAACCGGGTCTGCTGTTTGCTTGCCGAGAGTGATGTAATCTACTTCGGCTGGCAGGTCAACCCTATAGCTGGTGATAACTACCGGAATATCTTTTAACATGAATTCTCCATATGCAGATAATCTACACACAGGCGGAGGTGCTCCTGCATCCGAGTCGTTACCAAATCTCATCTTAGTCAGTGCCTTGATCAAATGTACCGTGGCTAGATATACTGCGGCATCTGTTTCATTTTGTACAGTGAATTTTCCACTGATATTGATGGAACCAACACTGCTATTTTTGTAAAAATGTTGAGTATAATTTCCGTGAGTAGGATTTAAAGAACTGTATTCTGCTTTGACATCATAAGTAATTTGCGGAGTATAAGGAAAAATTATTCCTTGATTTCCTCGAGTTGCTAGTTCATTATTTTTTCCAGAAGTTGATTCTTTTATGTATTTTTCAGGAACTTTGATACGAACTCTCAGGTCATCTTTCTTAATGTTTCCTTGCAGATCTCGAATAGTTATTAGTGGGGCAGAAGGAGCCGGACGCTCTGCTCCGAAAAAAATATTTCTGGCTGAACTAGCAAAACCAGATAATATGCCGTCTAAGTTTGCCATATGATCTCCATTATGATATATTTAACCGATAAATAAACTGCTAACTTAATTACTGTGGTTGACAAACAACACTTCTGTGTTATACTTAAGAATAAGGATAATAATTAAAATATGACCGCAATCTTCACCACGAGAAAAGTAAAATACCTAAATAATCGAGACCTACTAGCAGAAATACACAGAAGTAAATGTTCTTTTTCGAGTTTTACACAACCCGAATTCCAACAATACGACATCATACTTCCAAATCTAAGCAAGGTCAACATACGTAGCATTGCCGATGCTAAACGAACCAAAGCTAAAAGACTAGGACTACTTGCATTCTCGGCCGCAAGACTCTCGGGCGATAAAAAAATAAAATTAGCCGAATGTGTTCCGGACTACAAAACAATTGCCAAGACAGATATTATTATAAGGATCATGACCTTTGATCATATTCCACTAGCGCCGGGACGTAAAAAAACTACCAAAACTGTAGCCGATAGTCATGACAAAGTAAATTTTCCGCCATTCCAACATTGGAAATTTAATGATCAAGACGAATTGATATGCGTTGGAAAAAGTCACTGGAAAGGCCCAATAGACACTGGACACTTTAGCAAAGATCACGGTCGTATTACTGAAAACTTAGGTAAAATGTATATCAAACTCAGCGAGAGATATGCACAGCGTAGCAACTGGCGTGGTTATACCTATATCGACGAGATGAAAGGGCAGGCAATTCTACAGTTGAGTCAAATTGGACTACAGTTTGATGAATCAAAATCAGAAAACCCGTTTGCCTATTACACTGCGGCTGTTACCAATAGCTTTACCAGGGTACTCAACATTGAAAAGAAAAGTCAAAATATTCGAGATGACCTGCTTGAAGATGCAGGATTAACTCCTAGTTCAACTCGACAGAATGCTCATGAGTACGCAGAAGAAACTGCTCGCCAGGCCGAACTATACAAAAATATGCGTATGCCCAAGAGTGAGGAGGATCTTCCGGAAGATGAAGACGAAGAAATTGAAGAACCTAATCCTTGACTTTTAAATTGATAGCTGTTAAACTATCAATAGGAGAATAATTTATGGCCTTGTTTAAAAAGGTAGCCTGTTTCACTGATATTCATTTTGGTTTAAAATCAAATTCAACTACTCACCTCCGTGACTGTGAAGAATTTGTAGACTGGTTCATTCAAGAAGCAAAAAATGCAGGCTGTGAAACCTGCATCTTTTTAGGAGACTGGAGCCATAATAGAAACAGCCTTAACCTATATACGTTAGATACGTCTATTCGATGTTTGGAAAAACTCGGAGCGGCCTTTGAGCAGTTCTTTTGGTTTCCTGGCAACCACGATTTGTTTTACAAAGACAAGCGAGACATTCATTCCTCGGCGTTTGGTCGCCACATTCCAGGAGTTACCGTTGTAGATGGTATAACAACTCTTGATGATGTTACCCTTGTTCCGTGGTTGGTAGGGAATGAATGGCGTTCTATGGAAAAGATCAAGAGCAGATATGTGTTTGGTCATTTAGAATTGCCCTTGTTCTTTATGAATGCCATGGTACAGATGCCAGATCACGGCGAACTCAAGGCTGACGCATTCAGCGGACCAGAGTACGTGTTCAGTGGACATTTCCACAAACGACAGAACAAAGGCAATATTTGGTATATTGGAAATGCGTTTCCTCATAATTTTGCCGATAACTATGACGACGAACGAGGTATGATGACTCTCGAGTGGGGCAAGGAGCCCGAGTTTATCAACTGGCCCAACTGTCCAAAGTATAGAGTACTCAAACTCAGCGATCTAATTGATCGCAAAGATGAGATCATGAAAAGCAAGATGCATCTCAAGGTCAACCTTGATATCGACATCAGCTTTGAAGAAGCAAACTTTATCAAAGAAACCTTTGTTAATGATTATGATATTAGAGAAATTAGTCTAATACAGGATAAAACAAATCTAGAAGGTACCATAGACGATAACCCAGATGCCAAATTTGAAAGCGTGGATCAAATTGTAACCGAGCAATTGGTTAATATTGAATCGGAGCAGTTTGATCGTAGTACCTTACTTGAAATTTATAATAATCTCTGATGTTCAAAATAAAAAGTTTAACCGTAAAAAACTTCATGAGCGTGGGCAATCAAACCCAGGCAGTAGACTTTGATAAGCAACAGCTAACCCTAGTCTTGGGTAGTAATCTTGACCTCGGCGGTGATGATACAGGATCAAGGAATGGTACAGGTAAGACTACCATTATCAATGCCCTAAGTTATTCGCTGTACGGGCAGGCCTTAACCAATATACGCAAAGAAAATCTGATCAACAAGATCAACGGAAAAGGCATGTTGGTCACTGTTGAGTTCGAAAAAGGCGGTAATCTTTATCGTATCGAGCGAGGTCGCAAACCTAATATTCTTAGATTGTTTGTCAATGATGCACAAATAAAAACCGAAGAAGTTGAAGATGACAGTCAAGGCGACAGCCGAGAAACACAGAAAGCCATCGAGCAGATGTTGGAAATGTCGCACACAATGTTCAAGCAT